TTCGATCAACATCATTTTCATCAAGATACTCACCAGTTGCTACTGCATTTGAGTAATCTTCATATTGAGTCAAGAGTTTTGCTCTTGCTTCTACCAACTTGTTAAGGTTGATAGAGATCTTCACATCATCATCAAATGCCATTTACTACTCTCTCCGCACGTTCTCTATCTTTTGGATCTGTAAAAGGATTCTCTGCATTGGGATCATTACGTTTGTAATCGTACCATGCGTCTGAATGTTCATAATAATTACCCAATGCTCCACTCATTAGAGTTTCACTTATCTCACCAGCTGGGGTGGTAATTGTGGGTTCCACATGGTCATTCTTCTTACCAAATGGTACTTTAATTTGTGGAGCATGTGGGTTTGGCATTGCTCTTACTATTTCAATCACCTCATCTCTTATCTCCATCAGTTCATGATAACATTCTTGATTATGGGCACATCCTCTCAATCTATCATCTGCTTTATATACAGACTCAAGAAATAAAGTCTTCCCACGATCCCATTTCTCTTGTTTAGTTTCACTCATTTAGATTTCCTCGATTGAAACTTTTCAGATCCACCACCCCAAGGAGAGTTTTTCTGTACATCAAAATCATGTATATTCTCTGATCCACCTATTGAGAATGGATTATACTTTGCTGTGGCAATTTCATACATCTTTTGATGTATATTATCATCTTCTTTAACCTCTTTCTTTTTAGGGTTGGGTTTTGGATTAGTCACAGATGTTGGAACCTCCATAAGTTCTGCGGGTGGATCTTTTTTTTCTACTTGAGCCTTCATAAATGCGTAATCTGCATCAGATGACCCGTACATATCAAATCTATCGTTCGTAGCAATGGGCATAGCATCATGGGGATGTGGTACATCATCAAACCATTCGTTTGGATCTACTCCTAGATCATTTACCATTTTTCCTTTTACTGTTTTTTAGTATGTATGCTTTAGCATAGTCGTAATTTCTACAAGTATGGACTTGCTGACCATTATGAATTATACCAAATCTTTTACTATTATGCAACTGTATTGCTGCCCATGATCCATCTTTTGTAACATAACCTTCCTTCTTATCAATAGCATCCTTATAGAATGTTTGATAGTTAGTTTGTCTTGGTTTTCTTTCTGTATTGCTCATAGGTTAGTTGTTTCTCCAATTCAATTTTAATTGTTTGTAATGGTAAAAATAGAGGCGATTCCCTCTTAATATAATCCTCTAAGTGAGCAACATGTTCGAGAGCAAAAACTAATTTAGTCTCATCATTCATTCGCATATATCATCTAACTTGAATATGCTTACTAATTCTAACCCTGCTAACTTCATAGCAGTATCAGCTTCACCATTCTCTTGTCTGTCTACAATAGCAGCAACCCTCTTAACTGTGTAACCAGCATCACGCAACCTTTTTGCTGCCTGAATTGCTGAACCACCTGTGGTTATGACATCCTCAAGTACCGTAACATTAGCACCTTCCTTTAGGGTTGGCCCTTCAATGTATGCACCTGTACCATGACCCTTTGCTTCTTTACGAACAATAAGACCATCTAATTTTGATCCTTCTGTTGCTGCTACAACAGTCACCCCACAGACTAAAGGATCAGCCCCAAGGGTTAATCCACCAACTGCTGCACTATCCTTGTCTATGTACTCCATTAATAATACACTAGAAAGAATAAGACCTCTTGAACTTAATGTAACTGGTTTACAGTTCACATAATGTTCACTCTTCCTACCTGAAGAAAGAGTGTACTCACCTTTACGGTAAGCACCCTCTTTTAGAATTGATAGTAATTCTTCTTTAAAACTTAGCATTGACACTCACTACTGTTGCTTTTGGATTACGGGCAAGAGCTGTATCTCTAGCATCTGAATAATCACGTGCTTCTACTTCTTCGTAGAATACTTTGCCAGCAACATAAAGTTTGACTTCACAACGCATGAGAGGTTCCTCTTTTGGTATGTATATATTATAGTAGATTTTATCTAAAATTACAATCCCTATGTGCCAGTGTGTAATCTGTCACCCAATACCTTAACCATTAGATCTAATGATATTTGTTGTGGTCTTTGCTTCCATCCATACCACTTAGACTTCTTACCCACATGATATGGTGGTAATTTACCAACAGTCCAGTATTGCTCGGCAGTACAATCATATATGTTATCGCCATTCTGTAACCACCAGTGCTTTTCTCCTCTATAATCCTCACCACTCATAGGTACAAACTTGTCAGTATCCATCAAATAATATAATGCCTGTGTAGCATGATAACAATGACCATAATACTTGTTAGTCTCATCTCTGAACATTAACTTCTTACGCTTTAGTAAGTCAGGTGTGAGATTCTTCTGTATGAGTCCTGTTACCAGACACATATTTACTGGACTAAACTCATAAGGTTTAAAGACAAGTCTCCTTGTTTTTATTATCTTGTTACCATCATAACTATGCCTCTCAACTGTTTTCATCTTTATTAAAATTAAATGAAATTGATACTCTCTTTTCTTCTGAATTATTTCTTGTTACAAAGTGATCCAGATAACCAGGAAACATATAATAAACTCCCCTCTCTGGTGTAAATGATGAATAATATGCAGCATTATCGTATTGATTATATCTCGGTGCAAATACTATATTACCACATCCTTCAGGAATATCAAGATATAATACAGCAGAAACATACTTATTTCCGTGATTGTGTGTATTAGTACTCATATTCTTCTCATGAATATGGCCCCAATAACTAGAACAAACTATTTTTTCCTGAGTTCCAGCATAGAAATCTGTTTGCATTTCTTCTATAATCTCATCAACTATTGGAGAAGGTGGACAATAAGAATCCTCATAACGGGTATTTGTATTCTTTTCACTCCACTTAGTTTCATAATTATCTCGTAGCAATTTAGATAGTTCTTCTAAATTAGCATAAGATCTTCCCTTAATTAAATCAATTTTAGCTAGTGTAATTAATTCTACTTCTCTATCTTTCATTTTGTAAATAAGCCCATGATGTTGCAATATATTTTGTACCTCCTAAAGGTGGATTACCTCTATGTGTATGAGTATAACCTGCAGGGAATATAATAACTCTTCCTGTTTTTGCCTGAACTCTTTGATTCAAATATAAGAATTCAGTTTCCCCACCTTCAAAATCATCATTTAAATATATCTGAACAACAAATTCTCGTGATGATGAAATTACTCCTCCATTTTCATAATGCCAATTATGAAATCCTCCACCAATAGGTATCTTTTTCAATTTCAAATCATACAGTAAAAAAGATTTACTGTCAAGAATACTATAAAATTTTATATATTCATCTACACATGGTTGTATGGTAGTGAACATATTTTCACCAAACCACGACCATGCAGGAAGAGTATAATCATGAGATAAACTTACACTCTCTTGATTATATAAATGAGATTGTTCTCCAGAATTTATAAGTATATTTCTCTTCTCTAATAGATCTAGATGTTCTCTAATTTTTTGACACTCATCTGATGAAAATATATCATCATAAATTGATATAAAATTGTGCATCATAATATAATATTAAGTAAAAATATTTAGTTAAGTAACTCCAGTAGCATCTGTATCTCCATGAACAGTTCCTAAAGGATGACCTGCAACATAACTCCAAGTTACAGAAGCACTTTTACGGATTGCAGCACCATTGTTGCCAGATGATCCTCCCTCAGATTCTGATCCATCATTACCATCTTGCGGATTAAGAATATCACCTTTATCATTTATTCCACCACCATTACCCCCTTTGCCGCCATCAGAACCACCTTCATCAACAGCAGCACCTCCAGTTCCACGAGTGTTGACAGTTGCCTTATTTCCGTCATTACCATCTGTCTTGCTACTATCACCACCAGTTCCTTTTGCACCAACTGGTGAACCAGCACCACCGCCACCGCCACTACCAGCACATCTTTCACTACCCCCTTTGTCACTCTTATAACCGCCGCCGCCACCGCCGCCGCCGCCAAAACCACATTGGATGTAAGCACCACCCATAACACTTACAACAGTTCCATTATGTTGAATTCCAATAGCACTATTTCCATTCTTTCCTCCATCTCCATTATCACTCTCATCATTGGCTCCATTCCCTCCCTTTCCTCCTGCACCATAAATTATACCAGAACTTCCTATATCTAATTGAACCTTAGTAGTAGATTTCCAAGAACCAGTTCTCAATGCACATACGCTTTGTGTATTATCTGTTTCACTCTTAATTTTTTTATTGACATGTATAATCACCCTTCTTCCTTCCATTTGCTGCCATGTAGGTGCATCACTATTAGGTGTAGGGCCCAATACTTTAACAGTTTTATTCTTATATAAAGTTTTAGCATGTGCTCTTTCTACAGTACCACCACTCCATAAATTAACTGCCACATTCAATTTAGCATTGTAAAAATCACTAAATTTCACTTCCTGACCTTTTGGACCTGGAATTGGTGTATTAGCATTTTTTCCAGCCTCATTATCCAATCTCACATCAGTTAAAGAACCAAAATTATTACTAATACAATAATTACCTATAGTTCTATTATTAGCACCAGGGTGTCTCCCAAATTCCTTTTCAATTTGACTAAATTTAATTTCATCTTGTGGAATTCCATTTCCATCTAAATTAGCTCCTTGTATTGGTGACATATTATATTAACTCCATAAATTTTGCCATTGTGTACCATCATATACTTGCATCATATCATCATCTGTATTATAAACCATAGCTCCTTTTGGTGTACCAGTTGACCAACTTCCATCATTATTTCTAACTTTAAAGTCATTTCTTTGTGCTAGGGTTACTTTAGGTGGCATCATAAAATGAATCTCAGTAGCATTGGCATTAGCAGCATGTTGGAAATCAGAAGTTGATCTTGGCATTGTAGTACCTACACCAACAGCAGAAGCTATTAAAGGACCACTAACATTTAAAGATACTCTACTACTACCTTCACCATATGTTCTATCAGTTCTAACACCAACTTGATTTTCATCATTAACAAAGAATTTATGAGTATGTGATTGATATACTTGGAATATATTATTCCCTATTTCATCAGGATGGGTGTTAATACCAATATAATCACTTTGAACCTTAAACATAGTTGATATGCCAGTTGACATATTAACATTTGCATTTATTATAGCATCCTCCCCATCACCAGTACCACTATCTAAAATAGTTACACCATTTGGTGAAAGAATATCACCTTTCAAATTATAGATATTATTTCCTGTAACCTCAACATCACCTAAAACTGATAACGTCCCTCCAATATAAACATCAGTACTAAATGTGGCAATACCAGAAACGTGTAATGGATTTATAGGTTGTGTAACTCCAATACCTAAACTTCCACCAACACCAGTTAGAGTCATTAACTGACTACTACCTCTATGCCAATAATAATCATATTGTAATTCAGAAAGGCTATTTGGATTTAGATAATAGTTTATATTTCCAGTACCATAATTAATAATATCTAAAGAAGTAGGAGAACTATAGTCATAACTTGCATTTGTATTACCATATCTTAATTGTGCATTAAAACCAGCAAGAGATTCACTTCTTCCTAATGCAACAATAGACTCAGCAGTATCACTCCATACATGTAAATCACTTTGAGTTGATCTTCTTATGGTGATATCACTTGCAGGATTTGTAACTCCTATACCAATTTTATTAGGAACATATACACCACCATCAAGAGTTCTAAATTCTTCATCACCATTATGATATAAAATAGCATCTACTACAGTTCCATCAGAATTGTATCCAAATCTGGCAGCATTATAACTTCCAGCTCCAATCTCAACTCTCGAAGTTGTTCCAGTAGAAGCTTGAACACTAATAAGATTATTATCTGCTGTAGTTGGACTTTTAATATAAGTGGTGTTAACACCATCATAATATATTTCCAATCCATTATATGACCCTACACTACCACCAAATGTTAATTTAGTATTATCATTAAAATGAAGTGTACTTTCTGTCTCATCCCATAATGCATTATAAGAAGCACCACTAAAGTTTACATCATCATTAAATGTAGAAACACCAGTTATAGTAAGATTTGTGGTATTTAATGAGTGGCCAAATGTCCCAATACCAGATTCAATGGTTACTCCAGTTCCTACTTGTAATTGAGTTAGTGTAGATACTCCAGTAGAATAAATTTCTCCAGTTAAATCTCCATATAATCTTCCACTTACAGTACCAATAAATCCACCTGTGGAAGTTACAATACCACTAGCATTAACATTTCCTGATGCTCCATCAAAAGAAATACCTTTTAAGGAAACAGGATCTCGACCAATAACTAAATCATAATCAACATTAGCAAAAGTAGTACCAATACCAACACTCAATGTTGTAGAAATACCACTACGAGGGCCACCACCAATCGCTTGATGTATAATCCATGCTTCTGTGGCAAAACCAACAACATCATTCAAATATAAACCACTACCATAATAATAATTTGCAGTTACTATACCAGCATTAAGAACTGCATTATTATTTAAATTTGCTCCTCCAGTTATATTAGTTGTTCCTATACCAACACTACCTAAAATAGTAGAAATACCCGTTGTATATAAATTACTAGAACTGACAATTCCACTTACAGTAGAATCTCCACGTACAGTAGAACCTCCATATACATCCAGATAATTACCTGGAAGTGAAGTTCCTATTCCTACCAACCCAGTTGAATTTACAATAAAATTGTTACTATCAACTTGGACACCATTCCTGAAGTTAAATGACTTATTATAATTTGCCATTGATGCCTACATTTTTAGTTATTTATCTGATAGTTTTTGTTCAAGGCTATCAACCTTACCTGACAACTCTTTAATTGCCTCAATTAAAAGTGGTACTAATTTCTCGTACCTAACAGCATAGGTACCATTATCACGAAGAGTAGTAATACCAGGAAGGCCGAGTGCATCAACCTCTTGTGCTATTACACCAACTTCAGTACCTTCTTTATTAGATGCAGCATTCCAATCAAATGTGTTACCACTCAAAGAGTTAACTTTATCTAGTGCCTGTTTAATAGGTGAGATATTATCCTTTAACCTCTTATCAGAAGTGTAATAAGCAGTAATATCACCCTGAGCATATAAGTTTCCGTTGGTAGTATTGCTACCAACCTCTACACCATCATGACCAATCCTCAGATAACCTTGATTGGCGTTATCATTAGGATCTTTAGTTTTAAGTACTAAATTACCACTAGAATTAGCTATAATTCTTTGATCCCAATTATCACCAGCATCATTTTTAAAATCAACATGAGGAGTATTATCACCTCTAAAAATTTCAACTGATCCATTAGCAGTTAATGCTACAGATTTGGTACCATCAGCAGAGCTAATCTGGATGCTACCACCAACAACATCAATACCATCTTCATTAATGGTAAGTTTATCTACATATCGTATTGAACCATCAACAAATAAACTTCCACCAATATTAACTGTACTTCCAATACCAACTCCACCAGCAACTACAAGAGCACCAGTTGTTATACCTGTTGATTCAGTAGTTCCAGATACTAATAAATCATTGTTTACGCTCAAACTACTACCAATTGCAACACTCTTACCAATTCCAACACCACCAGTAATAACAACACTTCCTGTTGTTGTAGATGTTGAATCAGTTTCTGCTCCAACATATAAATTACTACCAATACCTACTCCACCAACAACCTGTAAAGCACCTGTTGTGGTACTTGATGCTGGAGTATCATCAGAAATTCTTACTTTTCCTGAAATATCAGCAGTAGAGTTAATCTTTAATGATTGGTTAATTGTTACAGGGCCATCAAATTGTGATAATATTTGATTAGTTTTTCCACCCTCAACAATAATTCTTTCCTTAATTGTTACTTCATCAAAAACAGAACTAAGTCTAGATGGTTTTTGTCCTGTAACTGTTGGTATTGGAGTATCAAATGTAGTTTCTTCTCCAGTTGCAGATGATTTTTTCTGATTTCCAATAAAGAAATCACCCTTATTGTTCATACCAGTATAAACAACTATACCACCAGATCTTTCTTGAGATTGAACCAAAAATTCTTCTCTTTCAGAGATAGTTTTAACCTGAACTTGAGGTAGTGCAGTTGAGTAGTTTCCTGGCCCATATCCAAGATATTCAAATGTATGACCAGATGCACGTAAGATAGAAGGTCTTCTAAATTCAATAGCAAGTGGTTTAATACCTCTAATTTGAGTATTAGCAGAATGGGTTTCAACATTAGATCCCAATGAACCTCTAATAACAGTTAATTCATTATTACTTGTTCCACCCAAAATTGGAGATGCAATCCTCATTATCTCACCACCAATTTGTATGTAAGATCCATAAGGGAATCGTTCAATGATACCACTTAAACCATCATAAGTTTCAACCGTAATTACATTAGATCCTGATGTATTAGTTAAACTGTTTTTAAGTTTTGCAAATTCATTTGTATAGAATACAGTAGATCTTGCACCTAAATTTTCTGATGTTATATCAGAGACTTTAGAGTTGGATCCATAACCATGCTTTAATATTTTAGTATCATAGGATCCAGCAACAATAGTAGTATCTGATGTAAACTTATATGCATCAATAACCGTCTTAACATAAAAACTTCCAAGATTATTATCACTAGTATCATTAACTTGGAACGTATTACCAGCAACTAAACCATGTGGATTACTTGATGCAGTACTATCAAATGTATCAACAGTTCCTGCAGAATCAGTTTTACTTGCAGTTATAACAGGACCTATATTTAATGCATACTGTCCAACAACAATTTCTGGATCTCCTGATGATTTAGCAATATTAATTTGAGTATCATTAGTTATACTACTTACTCTATAATAAGAACTACCAGCAGTTCCAATACCTGTAATTTGAATATTACTTCCTGCATTTGCCGTCAATCCAGTAGAATGTACTCTAACATATCCAGCAGCCGATGGGGTACCTATTATACTCTTATCAAAGTACACTAATCCAGCACCATAACCAGCACCACCATATTGTATATCCGCAGAATCTACTGCACCAGTACCATCAACAACTACTTTTGCAGTAGCACCATACCAATTAGTATTAGATTCTTCATTATAAAGTTTTACATTATAATAAGTACCAGTATTATATCCAGTTCCACCATATTCAACATTTGCAGTTGCAATACCAGCAAACGAATGCCTTTCACTAAATGTTAGTGCTGCAGAAGATATAGAATCTACAACAGAAGAAATAGTAACACCTATACCAAATTTTGTAGTAAATTTATCAAGACTTTCTCTTGTTAAACTATTTTTAAGTTTATTAGTAACAACCTCACCTAAAGGAGATCTTTGAGCAAAGGATTTAGATGCTGGTGGATTAGAATTTACATTATCCTTATCTAATTGTGGATATAAATCAACAACATTTTGACTATAATCATATTCTGTAAATTCTGGTGCACTAGCTCCAACATTATTATCAGCAGAAAGTACATAGACATGATACACACCATCCTGTTCATTCTCTATATAATTTGATATTACCTCGCTTCTATAAACATATAAATTGGATTGTAAATTATTTCTTTCAAATCTAGGTAAAGATGTTGTTCTATTTGAGGTATCATTATTAAAGTTACCATGATTTTTACCAGGAACATAAGTAAATGTTAAATTATTAGTAATACCAGTAACAGTATGTGTTCCATTATAACCAGTATTAGCAATACCTGTTGTATTGATAGTATCCGTTACATTTTTAATAATTACAGTATCTCCAACATCCAAATTATGAGGCAATTCAGTTATAACTGTTGCTGTATCTGTAGGAGATCCTGCAGAAGTACATGTACTAATATAACTCGGATTTCTTTCAAATTCATAATCAGATTCAGTAAGTAAATCAGTCTTAGTAAAATCAGAATCTAATAAAGCCCCTGTACTACTAGAAGATTGAATTACAAATCCATTTTCTGGATCTTTAGCATTAGAAGATTCTCTAGGAACAACTACTCTAAGTTTATAAAGTTTTTCATCCAAACTTCTAACATCTTCAGTTCTCTTAAGGAAAGTATCATCTGTTCTATTTGATATAAGAGCTAATTCTGGTTGAATTGTATCAGTAGTAGAATCAGTTATAATATACCAATTAGAATTAGAAGCATCCCATTGAACTGGATGATTTATATCACCAGCTATTTTATCAGATACCCTAGAAATAATTTTAATATTAGATCCACCAGAAACATTAACAAAACCACCATTAGTAGCATTAGCTTCAGATGTTGCCAATTTAATAGACGTATTATCTCCATTATTGATAATAAAGTATACAACTCCACTTTGTATATTTTCAGGAAGATCACCATTATCACTCTCTAATATAACCTTCTCACCTGTTAATAAATCATTAGGACCTAAACTATTTGTTGCAAAGGTAAAACTATTAGATGATGCTGATGGTGATGTTATTACAGAATATGATTTATATGAACTATTACCATTTCCCATCAAAATAGATGCTTCTTTTATAACACCTGATATATTCAAATATATTTTATCATTTACTTTAGCACCAATTTTATATCCTTGAGTTGTTACAGGTGGTAAATTATCTTCCGTATCATAACCTTCCAAATACAATCTACCAGATACTAATATATCAGTGTCTAGCGAAATCCAATCAAGATTTTTAATATCACTTTCAATGTTCCTTGGTGTAATAACAGAAGTTATAAATCCTTTATTATCTTTAAGAAAAGCTTGATTTTTAAATCCATGTGATACTAAAGATAATTGGCCAAAGTTTGAGTTGGAATTGGTGATAGATGCATCAGAACCAGTATCAGCTGTGAAATGTTTTGCATATCCAATAGCAAATACAGATACTATTTGAAGTATAGCATCATTTTCCATCTTAATATGAGTAGTTTCCCAACCCTGTCTATAAATTGCACCAGAATCTAAATGATATGCCTTTCCAGTTGCAGTTTGTGATGATCCACCAGAAAGTTCTGCTCCGTCTACAATATTATCAATATTAATAGATTCATATTGTCTAGAATTAGGATTATACTTTGTAAATGCTCTATCATCCTTCTGAAGTGAAACTCCAGTAAATTGAGCGACTACCATCGATTTAAAACCAGTAGCTTTATTACCATCTGCTTTTAAACCATTCATACCATAAACTGAACGCATAGAACAATTAAAGATATAAGGTGATGCACCTTCTACAGTATCAGTCTCAACGGTTACTGTAGCTACAGTAGTTGATCCTCGTGGTAATAGTGGATCAACATTTGCTATAGTATATGTAAATTCTTTATCATTAGTATCACTAACCCATGTAACTACAGCAGAAATATTATATGCAGTAGGAGTAACTCCTCTTATTTTAATTGGAGTACCTACTTGTAAGTTATGTTCTAGTTCTGTTCTAACTGTTACAACAGAAGTTGCTCCATTATCATCTCCAGCTTGTATGAATGTTAATTTAAGTGGGTCTGAAGCAAATGCACCAACAATTTCATATTCAGGTCTTTGTTTTTCAAATGCTCTTGGATTTTGTGGATATTTTTGAGCTTGTTTTATCTCTCTTCCAGATCCTATATTATACGCATTACCTAATTTAGCATAATACATATCAAGATCGGTAAGATCATATGAATCATTACCCAATATTACTTTATTAACACCATCAGCATATTCAAATACTGTCAATTTATGATGAGAAAAGGTAGGACTTGCTTGTTTACCTATACCAAAGTTATTATTATCAGTATATACTAATCCTAAATCATTACCATCAAATACAGAGAATTGCCAGAAATAACAAGAACCTGTTACCTTAAAAATTGAAGAAGTAGGAACATTAGGATCAGTTGGATTTGGTACATACTTAGGTCTTATTTTTGTCTTTCTTAAATCCAATCCAACAATAGACACACCTCTGGGAACAATAGCTCCCCCATCAACACTATTGAACTTATATAAAATATTAGCATCTTGTGTTAAATCAAAATTACTATTTAAATCCAAATTTAATGTAACTTGTGCATTACTTGCCGCACCTGTTCCTGATGGACTTACAGTAGCTGTTCCTGCATTATTATAAATTCTATATCCAGGTCTATTATCAATTATATGTTCACCAGGCATTAAAAGAATTGTTGTTTTTTCTACAACATCATTACTTCTTCCTCTAATATAAGAAAATCTAGCAGATTCAATTAATGCTCTTTGAATCGTCTTAAATGGTCTAGCAAGAGAATTACCTTCATTACTAATACTGTCTGTAGAGTCTAAATCGCTTGGACTCACATAAAGAATACGTCCTTCAGTGTTCTTTATGAAATTATCTAATTTATTCAGAGGCATGGGATTATGACTTCTAAAATTATTACTATATCTTATTTAGTTACCTAAATCTTCCTCTATTTGAATTTCATCGGGAAGGTCTTCAGGATTTTCTAATTCCAAATCAAATACTAATGGATGTAATTCTTCTTCCATTAAATATGCATAATAATTATACAATTCTTCAGTATTATATTTCACCTCATAATCTGCAATCATTTTAATAGTTGGAAGATCCTCTTCTGTCTGATAAAGATCTTCTAATTCATCAAAGGTAAATGGAATACCATTGATAGAATACATTAAAACAATTCTTTCATGTTCATTAACCCAATCACTATACCAACAATACGTACTATCAATTCTAAACATAGAATATAATGCGGTAGTATTATTTATTCCCCTTTCTTCCTTAAAGCTAAATCAGAATATTTAATTTGACTTTCATGCAATCTATCTGTACAAACCTTTAACACATTCATAAATTCTTCAGTAGTTTCACACTCAACAAATCTTTCATCTCCTTGCTCACTATTAAGCAAAAAGGTTCTGGTACAAATATCAACCACCACATTTTCTAAAAAATCTTCAGACATATTCTTCTTGAAATGATGATTTACTATAACACAAAAGAATTAAAATGTCAACCTCGACATCTTTTTACATCATAAACAGTCCAGTCAATATTCACATAGGAATCTTGTTCGTAATCATTTTCAAGCTTCTCGGAACCAAAGTAATACTTATATCCATCAACACTTATATTATCATAAACTAATGCACCTTCTGTAGTAGTAGGCCAATTACTAGTTACTGATGATTGTGGGGAAGCATAAATGACTTCACCATCCCACTTGAGTATCCAATTATAAACATAATGGGTGTCACCTACAGGCATATCCACTATTGCTTTAATATAAGATATACCTGTAGACCAAGATAAATTCGGACCTAAACCATTCTTATTTGAATCTATATTAAACTTATACTCACTACATTGAAGAGGACATTCTTGCAATTTATAATTATATCGGAAAGCATCACCAAGATCCTGAACTTCTACAAGTTCAATAGGACTATATTTGTAAGAATTATATTCTACTGAAAGTAAATTTAAATAATCTAGAATCTCATGGTAGTATGGATATTTGATTGCATAAAGATCATTTAATATTTGTTGTGGTATAGCTGATGGTGGATCAATAATCCCAGAATCAAACTTTGGAGTAGTACTACTACTTATATAAAGAGCCCACGATACTTTTCCTGCATTGGTACCTGAGTAAAAAATATCATAGATGATCCTATTACTGGTAGAATAATTAACCTCTTGACAATTTAAATTCCCTCTATTAAAAGATCTACTTGATCGAGGATAAGCAATTCCTCTTGTTTTGTTATCAAAGACTTGTGGTGCTCTCCATGTAGGAGATACTAAAGAATCTGGATTTTCATTTTCATATTGTCTAATACCAAAATTCTGATGGGGATAAGAATATCCAAAAGCAGGAATAGGGGAAGTAAAAGGACTAGCAGTTCCTCCTTGAGGAGCTTTACCATAATTTCTTTTTACCTCAGTTTTAATAACTCTTTTAGCTCCAACACGTGATTTACCACCATATTTCTCAGAAGGTACTGTTATATCCGAACCACTATCCTGAAAATTGCCACTATTTGCCCCTGATCCATTCTCTAGTGATGCAGTACAATTCATCTTCAAATACCTCTTAGCTTGAGATACATTCATCATAGGATTAAGTTCCATCTCACATGCAAGAACACCAACAACTTGAGGAGAAGCAGCACTCGTACCATTAAACATTCGAATACCATAATTAGAATCTCTAGGATCTTCACCACCATTAGTATTAATAGCAGCAGTTATAATGGTCTGACCTGGTGCCCATACATCTACACCTGTAGCAAAATTACTGCTTAGATACTTATACTGTGAAACTAGAGTATCAAGATTTCCTACATTAATGGCACTTGGTGAATTAGATGGTGTTGCTCCTCTTGCAGTTGGCCACCAATCAATGACTGGTTCTCCATTCTCATAGTAAAACAACATTAAATAATCATGATTAAAATGAGATCCCTGATCTGCACTGCTACTGTCAAAATTTTGAATACCATCATCTGGTACCTTATCAATACCAAAATAATCATTACCTGCCGACCCAACAAACAATAAAGATGAAAAAGAACCACAACCTTCTGTTAATATATCTTCAACTTGATCTGCCAAAGTCTCAACGTACATTGGTTGTTCTGCAACCCCATCAGTCCAATTAGGAGGAGGATTACCAAAGGGAGTCGAATCTCCAAATCGTGCTATTGTCGCTGCTTGAATATTAGAATATACTGTTGGCCAATGAGTAGATACTGAAGATTTTAAATCTGCAGGGGTAAGTGGCACACCAGTCCATATTGGTGCCCATACATCTATTCTTCCAACACCCTGCCCATGAGTTTCTACATCTTTTGTACGAGCTCCTATTATATTAGGATTACCATACTGATTACCATCTAGACGTGGTTCAGTCCTGAAATCGTAAGCAAACTCAATTACACTATTCCAACTAGCATTAATAATAGTAGGATTTCGTCTTCCTGTTTCAGGATTTATTTCTTTATGTTGATGCCAATATTTTATATAATCGAGTGCCCAAAACAACCAACTTTGTGGTTGACCACTAACAGAAGAAGATGAATATGAAATAGAATAGATGTTAGCATCTCTTGCCCACCCATATCTATTACCTGCTGCAACACTTGCAACTGAAGTTGCATGATTACCAAGTACCGTATATTCATAAGTTGCCTCTGTCGTATATCCTAATGCTGCACTATATTGAAACCAATTTATTTGCTTAATTCTACTACCACCTGTCCCATCAGAATTAACGGCAAAGTCAGGATGATCAATAGGTCCAACATGAGCAGAATCCCATACAACAACATCTACATTTTTCCCTGAAGATGTTGTTCTCATAGTTGCAGTCAACTCATCATAGACATCCGTTCCCCAATTAGCAAAATTATATCCTGCTACAGATCTTGGTATTCCCCATTGCAAATCAGTCTGAGTCTCAGGTGCTTTATCCCAATCACCTGTTTGTTCCCAATCAGAAATAAATTTAACTCCATATTCATCTTCAAGTCTCTTTGGAGTTTCTTCAACTATCTTTACTCTTTTGTCATTTCTTAAAGTTACAGCTTCTTTACCAGTTAAATTATAATGTGTAGATTTACTTTTAGGTCTTTTTTCCGTACATTCACACTCTCTATCAGGAATTGGTTCAAGATTTGAATTCAATTCCATATCTTTATAAAAATCATCCAAATCCTCATAATTATATAAAGTAATTACATACTCTCTACTATCAGTATGTAATAAATCCAAAGGATCTATATTTTTTGATTTATAATATTCATCAATTATTGGTACTCCACCAGTATAAGGTAAAACCATTGTTATGACTCCATCGGAAGTACTTGAAAAGTAGCAGTAAATGTTGAACTAGTATCATGATTAAAATTGGCGAGTGCAACATACATTTCACCAACTGGTGAAGGATTATCATTCCAACCAATAGAAGGTGGAGATAATCTAAATTCTTCAGTCGATCCACTTAGTTTAACAATTTCTGCAACTACCCCATCACCAGGTCTTGGATCTGATACTGGTACAGGAAACGTCCAATCAGTATCTGTAACAACCCTATTAGTCATATCAGCAGTTCTTGTAGCATCAGAAACATATGTGGTCAACCAACAAGGACCACTTACTGTAATGTTATATAATGTATAAGTTTTTAAAGCAGTATTGGTTATATTAAAAGCTTCTCTAGAAGTACTAGTAGTAGTAAAGTTATGAGTAAATGCAGTCCTAGTAACCAAACTATTATTAGAAGTATTCTTTCCGCTTACGGTTACCCAAGCACCATCTTTATAAACACGAATTGACATATTTTTACAATTTATATTTTATGTTGATAAGTCATAAGTTATATATAACTACCCACCAGTCTAAGGTATAGGATCATATCGCCCGTATAGGATCATAATTAGCTAGACCCTGATCTTTCATTGGTACTACAGTTAAAGCAATATCATTTTGAGTCCATGCACCGCCTAGATGATTTCTTGCTTTCCATGTCAAATTTGTACGACCAACAGTATTAACATCTTGTTTCGATATTCCCCAAGTATTCCAGGAAAAATCAGTCCCCCCAGTATAAGGATTAATATAGGTTCCACTATCTACCATATCTCCTATCCCAATATTAGCAACATACATATAACCATTAATTATAGGACTTGTGAAATCTCCTCCTGCGGCCATAGTTTTAATAATTTGACCATCCCAAACCCAAAAAGATTCTAGAGGGCTATTTTTCATCATGTAATACCTATCATCTGGTTGTAAAGTATTTGTATCAGTTCCAGGTATTACAGGATAACTCCAAGACGTTCGCTGATATTGAACACCAGTAGTTTCAAGGATGTATGTACCATCTCCTATACAAATAGGAGCTGGTGTACATAAATTAAGATAAGGTGAAGTTGTTCCATCAGTTGATGATGTTATAAATTCTGCTAAAACTCCTGAAGAATTAAGAGGGTCTTGATAGTGATCAGTTCGTGTATCAGCATCACGTGCAGCTGCATCAGTATATAAAGTGAACCAACATGGAGAAGAAAATTCAGCTTTTAATAATACAAATGAAAACAATTTAGTATCCAAAAATCCAGTTGTTTCAATTGTTTGAGTAGTAGTCCAAGATCCAAAACCACCATTTGTAATTTTTTCTGGTAATATGAAAGTACCTGAACTATTAATAAGAGTAAGTGTTCCAGTTTTTTTAGTTGTAAACTTATGAATATCAATACCTGTACCTGTACCTGGATCAGTTAGGTCGAGGTTTATACCATTTGTTGCATTTAATAACGTAGAAGCAAGTTTAATAGTATTAGCATCAACCCTAATAACAAAGTACTTCGTACCAGTTGCTTGAGAAAGATCACCATCTGTTGTAGATATTGGAGTAGTACCTGGAGTGTATGTTAATACATCACCTGTAGTAGGATCATAATCTGTGTATTCTGATAGGGTAATAGTATCTGCAGAAATATTAACTGATGCAGGATACACACTGAATGTTATTTCAGTTTTTTCATCCCAAGACTGAATTACAGCAGTTACATTAGATGTTTCACCTGTTATAGTTTGACCAACTTCAAGGGCAGCAGTAGATCCTAGATCAGGCTCGATAAGACTAAGTGTAATAAGATTAATTGTTTGTCTAATAGGTTGTACATCTGGACTAACGCCACCATCTGCAACCTTATCCCAACCATTATTATATACTTTTATAGTCATTTAAGATATTTTCATTATATATGCCAGTGCCCAATATGGTGGTAGGTTCGCATTGTCTCCTGTTTGTGTTGCAGAATCACCAGTGGTTATATTACCATCAGCATCAATTGCTGTTTTTTCAGTAGGAGGTGCTTGAGTACCATAATCATAACCACCTGTAGTCCATCCTGATTCAAAACCACCAGATGATACACCATTCCAAGTAGGAGCTTTATGTTCGTGTGCAAGTAATACTGCATTCTTATGACCACCACTTTGAGTTCCACTTCCAGTAACATTGGTTTCCCATTTACCATCACCTTCATCTGAGAAACTATGAGCACCAATAATAAATTTATCCCTTAAATCTGGTGCTCCTGCTGCAACTGCAGCTGCTGAATCATCACACATTACCCAATTTGTCAATGCATCAAGTGCAGTCTTGGTTCCAGACCACATTATAATACCACCAATTGGAACATCAGCTGGTGCAGGTGCAGCGTCTTTAATAGCAGTTGATAAATCTTCTATTTCTATTTGTGCATAAACTGAATCACCAAAAATATCTGCAGGAATAGCACCACCCCATGTTGCTATACCAAGTCCATATGTATCCATTGCTGTTCGGACGTAATGCTCTAATCTAATATAGTTGGTTTGAGTAAAGGTTACAGAAGCAATCACTCCCTTTGAAGATGTCTGAGGATAATCGAGGCCAGCAGTATTACTATAACCAGTCCACTCAGCAGAACCCTGTACTTTCGTCGTAGATGCTGTATCTGAAGTGGCAGTTTCAGGTTGTACAGGGGAATATATTAATACAGTATTATGCTCACGAACATTATAAGCAGGAGCTGTCCATTTAATACTATAAGTACCTGCAGGAACTTTAATTACTGTTGGGTAACTAGAGGTATCATAACCAGGAACTTCTGGATTGGTATCAGGACCAAGAAGAGAAATACCAATATTTTTTGGATCATCTAATGTATTAAAAACTCTAATATTCCTACCTTCAAAAGCTTTCCCTCCATTTCGAATTGCAGAATTAAGACTATTGCTCCTTTGATCTTTTATTGTTGCAATCCTTTTTATCCCTGAGGACGCAACATCTCCAGAAGTATCATACCATATATCACCATTATTTGGTGAAGTAGGCTCACTATTCTGAACATATTTTCTACCATAAGCATTAGCACCAACACTACCCTCATATTGAATATTAATTCTCTTTGTCCCAGTCTGAGGAGTTGTAACTACTAAGGATTTATCGCCAGTATAATTACTT